TCAAGAATCGAATCATAGAACGTCTCAAGAAAGATGCAACTAAAACATATGGAATACGAGACGCAAAAGGATTTGTTCCTGAACCCGAAACTGTCGAAGAGAAGATGAAAGCACAGCGTCTGATAGAATCAAAGTACATCAGTCTTATAAACGATTATTGTCTGAATAATAACATCATCGATACATCGAATCTTTCAAAGAAACAAGTTGCAGAACTAATCGCAACGTATTGAGGTATAAAATGAATGACAGAACACCATGGATTGGCGTAGACTTAGATGGAACTCTAGCGTACTATAAAGAATGGGGCTCAGGTAAAATTGGCGAACCTATTCCTAAAATGGTTGACCGAATAAAGCAATGGCTCAGCGAAGGGCGCAAAGTAAAAATCTTTACAGCTAGAGTGGGTTACGATAACTCACAGCTTCCCGAAATCCACGAGTGGCTTGAAAAAGTCGGTTTGCCTAAGCTAGAAGTTACCGCGACTAAAGACTGGAACATGGTGGAACTATGGGACGACCGCTGCAAGCAAGTTGTTCCGAATACTGGAGAAACCGTAGAAGAACTAAATGACAAACTTCTTCTCAGACTATCGAGTCAAGGGCTAGAAGACACTATTTACATAAAGAAAACAGAATACAAAAGACTCGAAGATAGAGAATACTGGCTTCAATGTCTTGAAGAAGCAGGCGTAGACAACTGGTGTGGGTATGATGAAGCCGGTAGAATCTATAGAGAAGCAATGGGAGACGAAGATGAAATGTAAAGATTGCAATTGCGAAGGTGGGCACGTAGTTGGATGCATGCGGGAAAGTTATAAGTCTGAAATAGATAACATGCGCGAAGCAATGGGGACTCTTCCTTCTCAAGCACCCCAAAAGACATACGGCTATAAAAACTCTCTAGATTCTCTTTATGTGAAGATGGTAGAGTATCCTAAAAATCCATACAAAGCTATAGTTTCTATGGCGGCAGCAACATGGGGCGACAATGAAACAGGATCAACTGGAAAATGGGACAAGCTTACTCCCGAAAACAGATACAGAATCGTCCTTGCAGTCCTCACAGGAAACACACTGCCTCAAGCTGCGGAAGCTGTACAATTCACTTTTGAAGTCAATGGCTCACCACGTCACACTTTTGACCAGCATGCTAGAGTGCGACTCGGAACAGCGTTCGCGTCAATTGGAACAAGAGATAACAACAAGCTTGACGCAGATTTCCTATTCTATCCAGATGTACGTAAACGAATGGACGAGGATACACAATACAGAGAAAGAGTAGAGCAATGGATAAAAATGACGAAAGACCTGTACGAAGAGACAATCTCGACTGGCCAGGGATCTTGGCAAAGTGGGAGAGTCTTCCTTCCGATGAGCGTGAATCATTCTTACGTATTTACTCAAAACTATCTCGCACTGAGAGGCCAGTGTGCACGTCGGCTGATGGCGTGCGAAGAATCCTCAATTGTGGCCCTTCACATTGCATTGAGAGCACTCGTTGGGCGCAAATTCCCATTACTTTCAAACTACTTACGACCTGCTTGCGATGGAGCGAAAAGATGTATTTATCACGAGGGTCCCGAGGGTATGACGAAATACTTCAGTTCGTTGTTCGCATGCTGTGGAAGGTGGCCGACTAAAGAAGCCTATTCTGAGTTTAACACGACATGCTCAGACTACGCAGAGCTTGCTAAACATGGATTCGTGCTTCCGAATCCCGATGAGTGGATAAAGTATGGAGAAAACGATTTCGATAAGCTTTCTTCTTATGATAAAGCACTTTTTGATGAAGAAAACTCTTATAGCGGAGCGTATTTTACAACTAAAAAATCGATAGAAGAAGATAAATCTATAGACATTTTTGACGCGAGGAAATAATGGGAAAGAATAACCCAAACTACGACAACATTATCATCGGTGGAGGAATCGCGGGATTGACAATTTTGTATTATCTCATGGAAAATACAAAAACCAGAAACCTCCTGATAACAAAAAGCTTCAACAGCCAGACCAACATTTCATTTCCAGCTGGCCCAAGGTATTTACATCAAAGTAAAGACACAGAAGCTCTTCTCCGCAGATTGGGATTATCCACAAAGACCGAAGAAATCTTTATAGGCTTCAAGTCAGGCGATGAAATCAGAAACTACGCTTCCGATGAGTTTAGAGAAAAGTATGCAATGAAATCAAGAAAGACGAACAAAGTTGAAGGTTCATTCTTATCAGGAGGAAAAACAAACTTTACGGCGTATGCTGTCACGCAAAATCAGCTTTCACTTCGACTCCTAAACAAGTGTAGCGAATCTAGTCATGTAGTAACTGCAAAATCAGATAGAAATCGAATGCTGGTTTCTGGAATAAAGAACATTGATTTCAAAAAAGTTACAACCGATTTTGATGGTTCGTTCTATTCAAGCAACATCATCTCGACGATTCCTTTTCCATCACTATTGAAAGTAGTTTCTAGTTCCTCCGTCACCTTCCGCTTGTCGCAAAATCCTATGTCAAAAGTTTATTATTATCTTCTCAACGAGAGCGGAAAGGATGTTTTCAACTATGTCTATAGTATCAGTGATTCGTGGTACCGTAAATCTTATGATAAAGATCTCGATAAATGGGTGTTTGAGACTCATGAACCTCGACTTTTCGAAAGGGAGCATAAAGAAAAGATTCTCGACAGCTATAGCCTCGATTCGCAAATAGTAAATAGCCTAAACATGAAAGAGATTGGCAACATAAAACTAGTGGGACGATACGCTCAGCTCAACCATTCCATCAAGACAGAAGATGTGATAAAATGGGCTCACAACTATACAAGAAGATTCCAGGATAAAAACAATGAAAAGTCTGTATGACGACCAGAAACGTTTCTTCGATAAGATAAATAAAGTAGAATATGTAAATAAGACTCACATTGATAGAATAAAAGATTATTGTATTGGAATAAATAAAAATGTTGTCGATGTTTTCAATACTTTAGACTGGGATCCGTCTAAAGAGCATAAAACAAACTCTATTTTACACCAAAAAATCGAAGCTTCTGATGCTGTTGTGGACATTATAAAGTATGCAATGAACATTTGTCATGAATATGACATCGATTATGACGAACTTTATCAAAAGATTCAGATGAAGAACCGTACAATCGACCAGAAGTTTAATCAGAGATTGTTCATGAGCGGCGATAAGTTCAAGAACTCTCGTTATGTGTTCATCGTTGACATAGATGGAGTACTAGCTGACATCTCATTAGCATACAGAAACTGGTTTGCCGAGAAAACAGGCGTAGGTTTTGCAACATTTTCAGAATGGGTAAGATGGAAGCAGAAAAACATTGATGAGTACCAGGTTCTAAAAGAAGAGTACAGATTATCTGGATACAAAATGATCATCCCTGCTATGGATAACGCTAGAGATCTATTACAAGAATGCCATAGTAGAGGAATAGTTTCTCTCCTGAGCAATCGACCAGTAAAACGCTATCCCATCATCTACATGTACACAGTTGAATGGTTGTTCAACCGCGGAATGATTCAATGGGTCGACATGATTCATTTCACTGATCTGGGTGAAAAGAAGTACTTTTTCGATAGATTCAATGGAAAAACAGTCTATTTTATCGAAGATAATACCGCGAATCTTATTAATACAGAAGAACGGCCAAATGTATGCAACATTTATGTAAAAAATGATGTGAATGCTTCTACGCCAGATCCTTCAAATGCCATTGTAGTCAATAGTCTAAAAGAAGCATTAGCGAAGATAAAATGAATAGCGGAATCTATAAAATAACAAATCAAATAAACAATAAGTTTTATATCGGAAGCGCTATAGACTTTAATAAAAGATTTAGTGACCATGTATGTTCGTTAAACAGAAGAGATCATTATAATAAAAAGCTTCAAAATGCTTGGAACAAACACGGAAAAGAAAACTTCACTTTCGAAATCATAGAAGAAGTTCTCGACAAATCAAAGCTAATTGAAAGAGAACAACATTATCTAGACACATTGAATCCGTGGTATAATGTATGCAAATCTGCAGGAAACACTTTGGGCGCCGATTTTTATAACAGCAAATCATTCAAACAAAAAATGAGAAAATCTAAAATAGAAAGCGCTTATTATAAAGATGTGCTTTGTAAGCCTCGTTCTGATGAAACAAAAAGAAAAATGAGTGAAGCGCAAAAGGGTCGAACTTTAAGTAAAAATCATAAAGCCGCATTAAAAAATGCGTGGAAAAATCGAAACTACTCAGGAGAAAATCATCCATTATACGGTAAACCTAGAACAGACGACGTGAAGAAAAAGATAAGTACCACAAAAAAGCTTAGAAAATGCAAGCCTGTAGACAACCTACAGGAAGCGATCTCCTTTATAAAGGAAGTAACAAATGACGAAAACAATAACGATAGCGGGAAAACAGCATAGTTTCGAACCGATTGAAGTAGAAAGCAACTTTGCTGATCTTGTAGATTCAATCGCCGACATGTCATGCAGTTCTTGTCAGAACTGCCCTCTCTCAAAACTAGACGTAAATAAAGATTTCGTTAAACCTTCGGGCTATCCAAGAGCTCGTATCATGTTTGTCGGAATGAATCCTTCGAATGATAGATGCTCCACAACTGTTTTCGGAGGAGAGAAAGACAGGCACAAGAAAATAATCGACGAAATGCTTTCTGCAGTAAATCTTACTAGAGACAATACCTATTTCACCAACATTTTGAAATGTAGTACTGAAAACAACAAGTTCGATCCTATCATGGCTCAGAACTGCATGGGTAAGTTTATAGATGAACTAGCCATAGTCGATCCCGATCTAGTTGTTTGTCTTGGTGGTGAAGTTGCAAAAATGTTCGGAATCACTAGTTCATCACAGAAAGCTGCGGTCAATGGTGATTATTTAGTTGCAAGTGCATACCATCCATCGTATTTCATTAGAAGTGGAGAATCTTCTAAAGAAAATCTTGTTCATCTCAAAGAAACCATAGACGAAATAAATCTAAAGTCCTTCGTGAACTTCCATGTTCATAACGAGTTTTCTATCCGAGACGGCATTGGAACCGCAGAAGAACATGTCATGTGGGCGATAAAGCACAAGCAACCTGCTGTTTCCATCACTAACCACGGAAACATCTCGGTTTTCTTCCGCCAATACGAAGCATGCAAAAAAGTCGGCGTCAAGCCTGTCTTTGGTGCAGAATTGTACATCATTCCCAGCAGAGAAAAGCTCATTCCTTGGATCAAGAACGATGAAGAAGGTGCGGTCGAAAAACGTAAAGAGTTTGGAGGCAGTCGCCATCACATACTTCTCCTTGCCAAGAACTACACGGGTCTCAAGAACCTCTTCAAGATAACGTCACTAGCTTACATCGAATCGTTCTACAAGTTCCCTCTCATTGACTTCGACCTAATCGCAAAGAACAAAGAGGGCTTGATTGTCTCCACTGCTTGTGCTAGTGGCGAACTCAACCGATACATCACAAACAAGCAGGTCGTCGAAGCAAATGACTACATCAAAAAGTACAAGAAAGAATTCGGTGATGACTTCTATCTTGAAATGATGTCGATGGATTATTCTCATCAATGGTTCCTAAACAACGAGCTTCTCAAGCTTGCGAAAAAGCATGGAGTCAAAACAATCGTTACGACCGATGCTCACTATCTGTATCCCGAAGATCAAAAAGTCCACGAAGCCATCTTGCTTCTTCAGACCAAAAAGTCCTACAAGGATGCCGAAGACACTGAAGCCGAAGAGATCCAAGAAGAAGAAACCCTTGAGAATGAAAACGAAAAACTTTGGGAGTTTACGGTAAAAGATCTTCATCTGAAGACATTCCAGCATCTCTATAGAGACCTCGAAAGTGGAAAATGGTTCGGTCTCACAAACAATGGTGGCGTAAAAATCGACTATGATGCTTTCAAAGAAACAATGAATAACACATACGAACTCTTTACTAAGATTGAAAAATTCGATCTCGACCAGACCATAAAGATTCCAAAACTTTATGATGATGGAGAAAAGGTTCTATACAACAAAATCGCAGAAGGATTGAAAACAAGAAACATTCCCAAAGACAGATTGAAAGAATACAAAGAGCGCTGTCGTAAAGAGTATGATACTATCGTAAAGATGGGATTTGTCGATTACTTTCTAATCCTTGAAGACATGATTAGATGGACAAAAGAAACCTTCGGACGGTATTCCGTAGGACCTGCGAGAGGTTCTGCTGGAGGTTCCCTGATAAACTATCTAACTGGAATCACTGACATCGATCCTATAAAACATCACTTGCTGTTTGAACGATTCCTTGATGAAGGTAGAAAAGACCTCCCCGATGTTGACATTGATTTCCAGCCAGATGTTAGAGATGAAGTCAAGAAATACCTTGTGGACAAGTACGGAAACGATAAAGTGGCGACAATCTGCAACTATCAGGTCGCAAAAGTAAAATCGTCGATAAAGGACGCCGCACGAATCTATAATCTTGATTTCGCCGAAGTCAACAAAGTGACGAACGCTATTCCGTTCTTTATCTATGTTGATGGTAACAAAGACAACATCGACAACATGACGTATCAATACATCATAGATCACTACGCTGAAGTAAATAGTTTTCTTGAAAAGAATCCTGATGTAGATAATCTTTTCAGACGCTTACGAAATTCAATCAAAGCCATAGGTCGTCATGCAGCTGGAGTTGTTGTTTCATCTGTTACGCTTTATGATTGGATTCCTCTCGTAAGAGCAAGAGACAACATTGTTACGGCAAATACCGAAGGGGGAGACTTTCATGAGCTTACTGGACAAGGTTTTGTTAAGTTTGACATTCTTGGGCTTAATAATCTTGCAGTTGTTAATGATTCTATGCGTCTTATTCGCGATCGTCATTCTGTCACCATTGATTGGGATTCTATTCCTCTGGAATCACCCGAAGCTTATGCACTAGCCAGGAGGGGCGACCTCTTAGGAGTATTTCAGTTTGAATCAAGCTTGGCAAATCGAGTGACGTTAGACGTCCAGCCAACATGTTTCGACGACCTCTCGGCTATCAACGCAATCATTCGACCTGGTCCTCTCGACATGGGAATGGAAAAAGAATTCGCTAAACGAAAAAGAAATGGAGACTGGGAACATCATGTTCACCCATCATACGCAAATCTTCTCAAATCGACGTATGGTATCATTGTTTATCAAGAAGACTTCATGCGCATTTTCAAGGAAATAGGAAAGTTCAACGCAGTTGAAATCAACAGATCTAGAAAAGATCTTGTAAAGTATGAACGTTCGGCTCGTTCTGAAAACGCCAGATTGAAAAGAGTCGATGGATGGCACGACAAGTTCGTCAACGAAGCTGAAAAAGTCATGGGAATGGAAGAAGCCGAAAAACTCTGGGAACTCATCCGAGCATTCGCGCGGTACGGATTCAACAAGTCTCACGCAGACGCATACACTTACACATCGTTCAGAGAGCTCTGGCTGAAGGCCCACTATGGATTAGAGTTTTACACTGCGCTGTTGAACAACACCTTCAGAGCGAAAGAAGACAAGTATGGGACCTCTACTATTGCTAAGTACATCAGTCACATTCAAACTAATCCTGTCTTTTATGAAAAAGATGGCAAGTTTCATAAGAGAAAATCAGTTAGAGTACTACCAGCTGATGTCAACAAGTCGGGAAAAGAGTTTGAGATTGAAGGAGAAAACATTCGATTCGGTCTCACATTCATAAAAGGAGTAACTCCTGATGCCGCAGAAGAAATCATCAAAAACAGGCCCTTCAACGATCTCGGAGATTTTATCAACTCAGATAACAAAGCTCTCAAAAATAAGAGACTCATTGTCGCACTTATCCAGTCTGGAGCTCTGGATTCGATTGCAGGAGGTAAAACAAGATCTGAGATGTATAACCGATTTATTGGAGAAAGAAAGTATAAAGAAGAACCCGTAGCATGGGATCTGACTGAAATCATACAAAACGAAGTCGAGTACACAAACATTAGCTTTACTGAAATCGACTATTTTACAAAACTTAGAACTGAGATTCAGGAAAAGTATGAAGGAAAACTAAACGTCAAAGCCCTTGAAGAAGCCGTTGACATGTCGAACGGCGACCAGGTAAGCTGTTTCTTCAGAATAAACAGAATAGATAGGAAGAAGACCAAGACAGGTAAAAAATACTTCATTCTCAACATCTCAGACGGTATTTCTGTTCTCGGCAGGATCTATTACTGGGCACATAAAGAAGAGGGTCCTATAAACTGCGAAGATAAGAGCACTATAAATAACGTCTATGCAGGGACCATACATCGCCAGAACAACTTTTATAACATAAAGAAAATAAAACTAGTCAAATCTATGATAGGATAATACTATGCTGAAACGACCTGTATACATAGACCTAGAAGGTTCTGACCTGACGGGGAAGTCGACACTGCTTCACACGACGTTCCACGAATCAGACTACAGCAAAGAAATGTGTTTTCATGATCGAGGAATACTGACTCAATATCTTTACAATACTCTATTCGGACGATACGAAGAAGACAACGAGATATGGGCAACTGAACTCTACAGGTTCATCCAAAATAATGGAATCTTGATACTGGTTGCGAACTCAAAAACATTAGAAAAAAGATTTTCAGATAGAAGCGATGACATCTTCAAATTCGATTCTATAAGAAGAATAAACGATGAATATAATGCGTTCTATGAAAATCTTCTTTATGCATATCCAACAGTAGCTAGAATCTTCATTGAAGACAAAACGCCTAAAGAAATATTTGAAGAAGCCAAACCGTTTTATGAATACATGCTAAAAAGGGGACGTCAATGAGAGCATTCCTGACAGGAGAAGAAGGATTTATTGCAAGAAACCTCATTCGTGTAGCCGGAGATCGGCTTGATTTTATCAATGATGAGCTGAAAGAGAGTCTGTCGTTTTCTTGCATGCCCAGAAATGAAAAAGGTGAAATAGATTTTATCAATCTTCATAGTATCGATGCTCTCAAGCGATATATGAAATGTGACGTTATCATTCATAATGGAGCTGTTGTTGGAACCGATGTATGTGGTCTTCATCCAAGACAAGCGATTGCGAACAATGTTCTTGGAACGTATTACATCGCAACATTGGCGAAACAGCTTAATGTTCCCGTAGTATACATTGGAACCACAGTTATTTACGACACTCAAAAGATTCAACATGACTGTATAACCGAGCAGTCCCCTATTTTTCCAAGAACGTTATATGCAACTACAAAGTATGAGGGCGAACTAATCATAAGAGCGTATTGTCAAGATTCAAAATATTGCATTCTTCGTCCTCTATTCTGCTATGGTGGAGAAGGAGATATGAACTCTCTTATAGCAAAAACAATGTATAATCACCTAACAAAAAGAAATAAACCATTCAAGATCTTTTTAGACAGTTCGAAATCAAAAGATTATATGCATGTTGATGATTTCTGTGAATCGATTGTTATTGCTGCAACATCGCAGTATATTCTAAACTTTAACACTGATTTCAATATTTCAGCTGGAGAGCCCGTTGAGACAAACAAGATTGTCGACGAAATAGAAAATCTTGGAATAGATACGTCGTATATTCAATGGAGACCCGATACAGATTATCTTGGTAATCATATCGTTAGCAATAGCAAGTTTAAAATCGCAACATATAATAAATGGGAACCGAAAGTATCACTAGTTGAAGGGCTGAAAAGAGTGAGAAGTGAGATTCTCTCGCTTCCATTGAACACAGAATATAATCCGTTTAAGCATCTAGACGAAATAGAAGAAAAAGACATTGACATCGAAACCCATTACAACTTCAAAGGATAAGTCATGCGAGTATATGAGCAATACACTACGTTAATCAGACTTATTGAATCGAAAGATATCGGAATCCGTGCGGAATCGGGAAAGACACTGATTCAACTTCAGGACGATTTTATATTTTCTTTTGAATATAAAGGATTGAGCAGCTTTATCAATCTTTACAAGCCTCAAGCAAAAAGACTTTCAGACCAGAGACCAGAAATATACAAAAAAGAGCAGTATGAGCGTGAAATGATCTTGAATGATCTAAAGTTTTCGACTCACATCTTTATGGATAAATACAAAGAGTCGATATATTCACGAAGATTCGTCGCTGTAAATGATTCGTGCATGTCATTCACGCAAGTCAAGGTCGAAGACGAATACTATCGATGGTTGTTCGTCAGTAGAAGCACAGAAGTGAAAGAAATGTTACCAGCAGACCTCTATACAATCTTCAACATCGTATGGGAATGGACAAACTGGTTTATTGAATACACAAAAACATCAGGAGCAGAAAGAGGAATAAAAATAAAGTTCATCTTGAATAATCCTCATTATTACGTATGATTACTATAATAACAGAACCTGCAAATAATCCTTCAAATCAGGAAAAGCTCGTTGAAATCTTCAAGAACCTGAAGAGCCAAAACAAAAACCTTGAGATAAATCTTAGAATAGCAAAGCGCTCTGATGCAATGAGAGGTTATCAGCCCAAGAACGAAGAAGTCCTTATTATTTTTGGAAGCAGGCTTTATCAGCATGTTCTGAGAGACATCAATGAGTTTGATAAGATAGCAGGAAATCCAATGAGAGAGGTGCATAAGTTCTCCTATTTCGTTAGAAGAGGAGATAAGCACTACTTCATCGCGTTCATGCCTCCAATCGACTTTGCTATGTCGAAGCCAGATACGTTCCTCGCATTCGAGTCATTTATGAAGAGTCTCATTACAACTACTCAGAACTTCAATCTATCGCTAAAAGAGTCGTATCTTAGCAAATCGTTGGAAACTAGACAGAACTGGCCTATAGATGTTGTTGAAAATGGCTTTTCGCCTAAAATCAAAATGCACATGAGATACGATGAAGCAAAGTCTTATCTATACAGCCTGTTTGACCTTCCAGATTGGCACTACATAGCAATAGACTATGAAACAACAAGTTTGAGGTTCTGGGATAAAGATTTCCACGAAATAAAAGTGTTTTCAGCTTCAACTGAAGACAACCTCGGACATGGTATAAATCTAAGTCTTCCTGGATTAGTGGGATGCTATCAGAACGGTCAAACAAAAGAAATCGTTGAACTTCTTGGTAAATACCTCTTTGAAAAGCCAAAAACATTTATTGCGTGGAACATTGGATTTGAGGTCTTCAGTACGTGTACGTTCTATGGAAAAACATACCGAGATTTCCTAAGGTGCAATCGTCTTCTAGACGGCATGCATCTACTTCACATTCTGTGCGAAAACAGAAAAGTCGAAGGGTATAATCTAAAAGCAGCGTCAAGAGACCTCTTGAACTTCGCGCAGTATGCATTTGTTCAAAAGTATTTAGATTACATACAAAACTGGAAATCTTACACTCCAGAACAGATTATAGAAGCTGCCACTGGTTCGTTGAAATACGCCGCTGAAGATGCCGCAGGTGAGTATTCGCTGACAACTCGTCTAAAAAGAGAAATAGAAGACAATCCTATTTCTAAACAGCACTTGATTCGTATAGCACCGAAAGTGATGGCGGTAAAGCTTGAAACAGAATGGAACGGACTTACGGTCGACTGCGATGGAATGGCAAAAGGTTCTATTGCATGTTCGGGATGGGAGCTAGATAACATCGTCAAGCCCACTCTGAAGAAATGTGAAGAATCTTCAGATAAACGTCTTCATGCCGACATGTTTATTTTCTCAACCGTAACAGGTAGAATGCTATACGGAAAGCCGTATCTAAACGGAATGAAGATAGGAACAAAAGCATCACAGTATTTTCTAGCCGATCCGGGTCATAAGCTCCTGTACATTGACCTGAACTCTGCTGATCTACGATGTGCAGCTCTTCTATCACAAGATGAAAATCTCATCAACGATCTAAATGAAGAGGGAGATTACTACGAGAGGTTCGCAAAACAACTATTCGCAGGATTAGGGATCGGCGAAAAAGAACGAAACATTGCAAAGGCATTCGTCTTGGCAATGCTAAATCTTTCAGGCAATGAAACAATCGCAAAAGAAACGGGAGTGAGCGTTGCAGACGTCAAAGCGTACAAATCTATTTTCTATGATAGATACGCCGGAATGAAAGATTACAGATACAAACTCGAGAACTTCCTAAAGATGAATCACATGATTTTCTCTGCTAGCTGGAGAATGAGAAGATTTTCTGACGATGACATGACGGAAGGTAAAGATGGAAACTTCTTCAAATCATTCTTGAGCGCTCACAACTTCCCATTCCAATCAACAACCGCAGACTTCATGGTAGTAAACTGTTTCGACTTCATAGGAGAAACTAGAGATCTTGGAGTAAAACAGTGCATGCTAAACATCGACGCCGCTGTATTCAATGTTCCAACAGAAAATCTTGAAACAGTGAAAGAAAAACTTAAGATGTTCGAACTAGTGCATTTCGATCTGGTCAATGGTGCAAAGCACTTCAATCGACTAGTTCTTCAAAAAGATGGCGAAATAAAAATGAAACTTCCTAAGTTTACGTATAAAGCATTTGTCGGAAACAATCTAAACGAAATGGAGAGATTATAATGATTTACGCATTCCAATGCCCGTCGTGCGGCTCAGTAAAAGAAATCCACTTGAGTCTTGCCGACTATGAAAGCTTTACTAAAACTACGTGTGACAATAAGCTTTGTTCTAGACGCAGTCTAACAAAAAAAGAACAGATAATCAACTTTCAAGGTGAAATAAACATGAACTCTAGTTCTGTCGGTGTTGCCCATAGGAAGTATTCTAATAAAGCCGGCGGACCTAAACCTGTCATCGACGGAAAGGTTAGAAACGACCTCAAAATAAAATCATGATCAATCTCACGAGTCTGCTGCATACATTTTCTATTTACGCAAATCGGTACGGAGGACCGAGGTATCGAACTGAAGAACTTGCGAAGTTCCTCAATAAACATCTGTATAACGTTCAAGAACAACAGCTTAGAATGGGCGAAAAAGTAAACGCCAGCCTCGTAAACTCTGCATTTCTGAGCTCTCGTCACACTCCTCTTTATCTGTCATCAATCCAAATGACGAACAGTAGAGTCTGGATTGTTGAAGATGAACTGGGGTTTGAAGCCATGTTTTCAGAAGGCACAAAAATACTTATCGAAAAAGATGGAAAGATTCAGTTTGAGAAAATAGAAAATCTAAAACCAGGAAATAAACGAATAATAAACTTTGAAAAAGTCGATGCTCTAAAGAATGACAAGCTCAATCATGACAATAAAAGAGGATCATTTACAGAAAACTTCATAAGAATCGAAAACATCGACGAGTATTCCGGTCAAATCATGCTATGCGACGCTCTAACTTCTATGATGTTGCTGAAACAAAAAGGCACATCATTAGAAAGAATCGATAAGTTCAATAACGAAAACATTCAAGAAGTCTATTTCATAGATCTCGTCAGAGTAGACTGTGTTGACGTTCTATACCAGTCGTACAATCTAGAGTTTTCACCATTCAGCTATGTGCTAAAGAAGAATACAAAGCTTAGCGATGATTCAAAAAATCGGTACTACGAGTATAGAAAGAAAACCGCAGGAAAACGATTTCTAGAAAAAATGAGATCAAAAGCGTTTGAAATCAAGAAGGACAAGATCGCCATAGAAATGGAACTAAAACGTGAAGAAAATACAGATTAAAAACAATGAAAATAAAATAGAGATTCCAATGGGAATCTACGTCAACGGATTCATTATTAACGCACCTATGAGCAAAAAACAAGAATCCGTGGTAAAATTAAATCATAATACAACGTCTACACCGACTATAAAGGAGAAATAACAATGGCAACACCAAAGACAATCGTATCAGAGCAGTTCTATCACAAGACGTCAGTTATCAGATTCGAACTCGGATCGTTTAAAGACGTCGCAAAGTTCAAGATCGAAATAGCACCTCAGCTTCATGAAAATGGTCAGCCAGTCGAAAAGAGATTCGACTATGACAAGAAGATCACCATGGTCTTCGGATTCACTGAACTTCTTCGAGTAAAGAGAATGGTTGAAAACGTTCTCAACCCTCAGCGGCAGGTCCCTAAAGACGGCTATGCAATCGAGCACTTCTTTGAAGTCTCGGGTGAAAAGAAAAAGTCCTGCCTCTTTGTAAAGAGAACAGAAAATCTCGGGAAGAATGACGCTGCCAAGTGGGAAAAAGACCCCTATCAGTTTCCATTCTCTGCGGTTCTAACTCTTTATTCGTCTGTTTCCAACACATCTAACTCTTTCGTTCTTTCCGCCGAAGAAGCTTATTGGGTTATGAACGAAATGCCGTTCTTCGCATGGTCTTTCATGGAAGAAAATGCAAGAATCATCGCCGAAAATAGAGCAATCAAAGCTTCAGGCGGACAAGTCCCCGATCAGTCTGCTGGAAGAAGCCAGCATAGAACCCCTGCTGCTGGTGCTGATTTTTCAGGTGAAGGTGCACCATCTCAAGGAACTCCTGCTTTCCAAGACCAGAGCTTCGACGACATTCTGTTCTAAATCAAACAAGATGTGGGTTACGCTGAGTATTAAATGCAAGTTGCAGCTTGCTGCCCACTCTTCTATTCTTCTGAGGTAAAAGAATGATCACTAAATACATTAGTATAAGCAATGAGATGGTCGTCAATCTTCTAAATGTTTTGTTAGAATCTATTGATGAGCATCATTTGTTTATCTTCGAGCGAGCTCTAAAGTTCCGTTATTTCGATGAGCCTGTCATACAAGATCCAGAAATACAAGATCAGTTTGTAGAAACCATAAAAGACAGACTGGCAAATAACGATAAGTTCTACATTATTGAAAAGTTCAAAGGAAAGAAGCTTGAGAAAATAATAGAAAAAGGAATGGCTCGTAGAGAAGCAAACGACATAAACGAAGGCTCATGTATAAAGTATTTCACCGAAAAAATAGAGAGTTTCGTCCTGCTCAAGAATGCACAGCAAATCGTTGCATCAGTAAAGAACGCCGACTCAAACATGAGTCTCGGAATAATGGATGAAAAAGATCTAGCTCTAATAAAATCAAACATCTATAGCCTTCTAAACGATCTTACATTCGAAGCCGACTTTGGCGAAATGGAACTAGATGATGTAGCAAAAAGAGAACGAGATAAATCAATAATCAACACTGCAAAGATTATTCCTACTTTTTCTGACCGACTAAACGAATACCTTGTAGGCGGAGCGTATCCTAACAAGCTGTATTTTATTGCAGCTCCTCCAGGATTTGGAAAATCGCTGTTCCTCGTAAACATCGGTTATCAAGCTCTTCTAAAAGAAAAGACAGTGTTTCATTTTTCATTAGAAATGTCAACATCAGAAGTCATGACAAGATACGACTGTCTTATCGCTAACAAGCCGATTCTCGACATTATCAATAGTCCGACCTCTGTAATAGATGAATACGTAAATAAGTTTACAGATGAGCATCCAAAAGGCTATTTGCTGCTGAAAGAGTTTCCTCCTGAAGTTCTAACAAAAGAGATGTTGTCTCTTTACATCAAAAGAAAGATCATGTCGAGTGGAAAGAAACCCGACTTGATTATAGTAGACTATGCCGACTTGATGAAATCATCAGTGAAGAATACAGAACGAAGATCAGACCTTGGATTGATCTATAGACAACTGAAGGCTCTTTCATCGGAGTTTCAGTGCCCCGTCTGGACCGCTTCTCAGATCAATAGAGCTGGTTACGATAGAGCTGAATCTGACATTTCTAACTTGTCAGAATCGTGGGAGAAGGCAATGATAGCAGATTTGGTTCTCGTCGCTCGTCAAACAAAGGAAGAGTTTGTCGCTAATAAGCTCAGATTATACATTGGAAAGAACCGCAGTGGTCAGGCAAGAATGGAAATACCCTGTAAAATCAACTATCGGTACATGAGAATCGAAGAAAGCGATGAAGTAGATCTCGTCGATCTAGATGAAGTCAGCTTTGGAGGTAAAAAATCTCGTCAAAATGATGATGAAGATGAAATTTTTGGATAATCTTTTTTCAACTGTGCGCATTTTTACTAAAAATATGTTAATATAAATAATGAAGGCACTAACAGCAAAACACTTATAAACCTCAGACCTCTAATCTGAACTGTTATAAAGTGCCTTGATTGTAGATTCTTTATAAGATGCATACAGCAAACATACTTATTGTGACCATACTCAGGGCGTGTTGGCTTTCACTCGATAAAGCTCGTAGTACCGCGTTAAGGGCTGCATCTTGAGTTTATCGTTCTTTGACTTTGTAGGCGCATACAGCAATCATACTCTTATGAGCAGAAGCTCCACGGGGCTTCACCAAGGGTGGTTCCTCTAAAGACCCGTAAAATCCTGCGTTATGGATGGCGCCTAGAGATTATTTATTTTAGACACTCACAGCAATACTACACTCGTTGCCTTGTTAGCAATACAATCGGTTCGATTCCGATGTTGGCGATGGTCCGCCTGTTACAGTGTCTAGTTTATTTTTGTATTGACCCTAACAGCAACTCACAAACTTTCTTCTAATGAAAAAGAAAAAAATGGGTCTAGTCCCCTCACACAAAGGAGAAAAGCATGTCTGAAAAACTTCTTCGAGCTCTTGAAAACGAAACCAACTTCACTCTCACTGAAAATGACGCAGTAGCCAGAAAGACGACAGGTTCAGACCTTCTGAACTTCTTCTCTCTTGCAGGTGCATTGCGCGAAAGGTCGGAAGCTGACATCGTCAATCTCTTCGACATCGCATTCTGTGAAAATCCTCGTTTCGCAATGAAAGCTCTGTTCTATTTCAGAGACATCCGTGGCGGTCAGGGTGAAAGACGAACCTTCAGAGTAATCCTGAAGCACCTCGCAAACGACTCTTCAACCCGAAACTGGCTGAAGAAGAATCTCAGCCTCATCCCTGAGTACGGTAGGTGGGACGATCTGTTCGTCCTGTTCAATACAGATCTCGAAAGAAACGTAGTCGACCTCATCGTCAATCAGCTCAACAAAGACATGAGAACTCCAAATCCTTCGATTCTAGCAAAGTGGCTTCCTTCAGAAAACGCTTCTTCAAAGGAAAGCAAGTACCAGGCTTTGAAGCTCATCAGCTATCTCGGCACTTCTCCTCGTTCATACAGAAAGACTCTTTCATCTCTCCGTAGAAAGATCGACATCGTAGAGAGCAAGCTTTCTGCAGGTGAGTGGAGCGATATCAACTACGAACGCGTTCCTTCACAGGCTAACGTTCTTTATCGTAAGGCATTCCACCGTCACGATGGAGACCGCTATCGTTCGTTCCTCGAAGCCGTAAAGAAGGGTGAAAAGACCATCAAGGCGGGAGTGTTGTATCCATACGACATCGTCCGCAAGTGCTTCGATCACGACTGCACTAGGGATAGCCTTGATGCGCTGTGGAACGCTCTTCCTGACTACCTTGAAGGAACTCAGGAAAACGCCATCGTAGTTACAGATACGTCGGGATCTATGTGCAGCAACAACTATCTCCCACTTTCGATCTCTGTTTCGCTCGCGATCTACGCAGCCGAAAGAAACAAGGGAGTATTCCATAACAAGTTCATCACATTCTCGGGTTCTCCTGAACTCCAGACTGTAAAGGGCCGCACGATCGCCGACAAAGTTCGTAATCTGTCGAAAGCCGACTGGGGTATGAACACCAACGTTGAAGCAGTGTTCGATCTGATCCTAAACACCGCTATCAAGAATCACCTTCGTAAAGACGAAATGGTAAAGAAGATCTATGTCGTTTCTGACATGGAATTCGATTCTTGCGCAGCTTCAAATAGTGCAAGTAGAGGGTTGAAAGAAACTCTATTCCAGTCTATCAGAAGGAAGTATCGAAACGCCGGATACGACATGCCTCTTCTCGTGTTCTGGTGTGTAAACGGAAGAAACAATCAACACCCAATGTCGATGGATGACAGAGGATTCCTTAACGTTTCTGGAGCTAGCGCAAGCATCTTCACGAAACTCATCAAGAACGAGTTTGCCGACGCCTATTCGTTCATGATCGATGTCCTTAGTTCTCCACGATACGAAAAGGTAGAGTATAATGGCTAAGAGATCTCTTATTAGACCCGACTTAGTAGAAATAATCCGACAGCACGCTGGGAAGCTCGAACTTCCCAGTGTGTTCGTCGTCGATGGCACCTATCAGCCAGTAGACAAAGAAATCATGTTAGGAGCATTCAGTATCTGTGAATCATCTGGAGGTTATAATAAACCGCCAAGATTTGAGCCGGCTTATGGACCCGGAGGACGATACTACAAGGTGTCCGAACTACAGCGAAATCTGTATGAAAAATACGGTAAAGACGCATCAAGTTCGTGGAGCTCGTTTCAAGTCATGTTCCTTGTGTATCATGAACTTGGATTTACTGGTGCGACTCCGACGAAAGCAGACGATGATAACTATTCTCTGCCCGTTGCCATAAAGCTCTTCAATCGAAGAATCCTCCGCCTTGGCCCTAAGTTCCTCAGTCAGGCAGGCGACGCATACAACTCAGGAAACTTCAAAGACGCTAATGTCCCAGTCGACTACATAAAGAAACTATTGAATAACTATAAGCTAGTACAAAACTCGGGCTTGTTCACAAAACAAGACGTATAAAGGAAAAATAAATGTCTTACAAAGAATTAAAAATTATTTATGATGAAAAAGATGGAAATTACTATTTTGACAATCCTGGATATGATCTTCTCGGACCATTTTCTTCTAGAAACGAAGCTATAAAAAAGGGATCAGAGCACTATGGATTCGACGAAAAAATCCAGCTGCATTTACAGAATAACAAATGTTATAAATAACAAGATTTACATTGGAAGCACTATAAATGCATCGAAAAGATGGATAGAGCATAAAAGAGATCTAAATAAGCAAAATCATCATAATGCATTACTTCAAAATGCCTGGAATAAATACGGAGAAGAAAACTTTGTATTTGAAATCATAGAAGAAGTTCTAGATAAATCAAAGCTTTTAGAACGTGAGCAGTATCATCTAGACACATTGAATCCTGTGTATAACATTTGTAAAACGACAAATAAAGGATTTAATAGAAATGGATTGATTAATTCTATTGAACATCGAGAAAAACTTAAACTAGCATGGATTGAAAGGCGAAAAAGAAAAGAAAAACGGCGAGCTCATAAAAAACGAACAAAAAAATCTGAAGAAACGAAACAGAAAATAAGAAATGCTCTTCTTGGCAGATTTCATTCGGAAGAAACAAAAGAAAAAATAAGACAAAAAGCAATTGGTCGAAAAATTTCCGAAGAAACAAGAATAAAATTAAGTCTTATCAAAAAAGGCAAGAAACCAAACAATTGCATAAATAACCAATCTACTTTAAAAATTAAGATGTTAGTAGATCATCTTGGGAGGTTATCATGATGGCGTATAGTAATAAACTCGTCTGCTCAGTAAAAGTCAACAACAAGATCCTCAGAGAGAAAGTAGAATCGGGTATCTCTACAGTTTGGATTCCATTCGGTAGTGAGTACTCTATTCTCGTAAAGAATCTCGCAGGAAGAAACGCTGTAGTTCATCTAGAAATAGATGGTAAAAGTATCACTACCGATAAGTCTGGAATACTGCTCTCAGCAGGAAGAGAAACAGAACTGAAGGGCTTCATCGAAGGAGTCAAAACCAATCGACGCTTCAAGTTCATCGAGAAGACCGAAGAGATCTCCGACTATAGAGGCGATCGAATCGACGATGGAATGATTCGAGTTACATGGCAGTTTGAGAAACCTGCTCAGGTGTACACTCCAGTACGCCAATGGATTTTTTGCAATGTATGTCGTGCGTGGCATTACGATGATGAGCCATGCAGAAGCGTGTGGACGTATGAGCCTCACATAGTGTGGACAAAATCAGCGTCGACAGACACCTATGGGGGATTAGTGACTTCTTGTTACTACTCGTCGGTAGACACATCAATGCGCTCAATCGGCACTTCCGCAAATAATGACGGCATAACCGTAGAAGGTTCAAAAACACATCAGTCTTTTTACACCACTAGTTTGGGAGATCTAGAAACCGAAGTTCATTCAATGGTTATTGTAATGAAGGGATACAAAGGTTCTATCAAGGTAGAAAAGCCTATCTTGGTCAACACCAAGAAAAGATGTCCATCTTGTGGTAGAATGTATTCATCAAAGTTCGAATTCTGCCCTAACGACGGAACCGCATTGAAATAATAAGTGGGGCGCTACGGAACCGGTAGCCGTACTGTCTGTTTTATGTCAGGCCGCCCATTTTATTTTGAAAGGTATGTTATGATTGAAGTAATAATGCCCGTATTCAACACTCCCGCCCATTTACTGAACAAATCAATAAAATCTGTAATAAATCAAACCTATAAAGACTTCAAGCTATGGATAATAGATGACGGTTCGACCGATGAATACGTTAGCATGCTATTATTTACAATGAAGAAACACCGAGATGCTTTCACAAGAGACGTCAATGTTATTTGTAAGCCAAACGGTGGAGTTAGCTCTGCCAGAAACGCAGCAATAGAGCAAGTCGAGCCAGATTCTATTATCGCTTATTGCGACTCAGATGATGTATGGGAACCGAATCACCTTGAAGATTCTGTAAGATTTCTAGAGATAGGATACGATGTAGTGTATTCAACTCCTAAACTAGAAGACGAACATGGTAATAGAATGATTCCTTTCGGCATTCCATTATACGAATCTTTTCAGGGATACAGACTCAGAATAGGAAACTTTATTCACATTTCATCTGTTTTGCACAAACAGAAGGGCGAAAAAGAATACTTTGATTCTGCTGTTGATTCTTTAGAAGACTACGACATGTGGATGAGATTGTTTCAAAAGGGCTACAGGTTCATGCAGAAACCCGACACAACTGTTACCTATCTATGCCGACAAAACTCTGGTGCAGCAGGTGGCAGAAACGTAATCGATAAAGTAAGAGAAAAACATAAAGAGTTTTTGGAGAGTATAAAATGAGCGAACCTATTAGACTAAATCTCGGTGCTGGAGATGAAGTTATTCCAGGATTTCTAGCATGCGACTTATTCAATGAAAAAGCCGACATGAAGTTCGACTGCGCTAAAATACCATTTGAAGACAATCACATCGATGAAATCAGAGCGTATCATCTCATAGAGCATTTTGATTTCATGCAGATACAAGAGGTTCTAAAAGAGTGGTATCGAGCTCTAAAACCAGGCGGGAGGCTTCATCTAGAAACTCCTGATTTCATGGGTTCTTGCGAAGAGTTTATAAAGGGACCCGAAGAGTGGCGAATCGTACTCTATGGTCACTTCTTTGCGTGGCCCTGGATAGAGGGTCAGTGCCACAAGTTTTTGTTTACTGAACAGCAACTCAAGTTCATGCTTTCATCTGCAGGATTCAAAGACATTAGACGAATTGAAGCCGACTCTATTTATGCTAAAGCTAAAGGGCCAGGCGGCAGAGAAAATCCCAAAAAACTATACTTGAATGTAGAGGCTTTCAAATGAGAAAATTCCACGAAGCGTATGTGAAGTACTTCAATGAATCACCAAAGACTATTCTAGAAATCGGATCAAGAGACGGAGATTCTGCTGAAGACCTAAGAGCTTTGAGTAATGCGAAAGCCGAGGATGTCTATGTTGTAGAACCTCACCCGGAGTCGTTCAGACGAATCATTCAAAAGTATCCAGGTTTTCATGTGTTTGAGTTAGCTGTATCGAATGAACCCGGCGTAGTCAGCTTCAACGCGATTCCCTATACGTACAGCCATGGAACCGTTGGAACAAGCTCTCTTCTAAGAAAAAACATGGATTTCATTACGAAAATCGTTCCAAATGCTACTAGTCCAGAGCGCTGGGTCAAAGTCTTAGCTGTCTCGGGTAGAACTATTCTTCAGCTAATAGACCGTCCAGGAATAGACGCCGTAAAGATTGACGTTGAAGGATTTACCTACGAAGTTCTGAAAAGCTTTGGAGACGATGTGAGATTGCTCAAAGCACTTCATGTCGAAGTAGAAAAGATTCCTATCTGGGAAAACCAGAAGTACTACGACGATGTAAAAAGACTTCTAGCGTGGTATAACTTCGAAGAGACTTATTATGAAGGAATGTTCTGGGTAAACTACTCAACTGGAGAAAAGGGTCAGGGCGATTCAGTCTGGATGAGGAAAGACTAATGGGACAAAAGCTTTTCGTCATAAGAAACGATAAATACAGACTCGACATAACTTCCTTTGATGAAAACTATGAGTCTATCAAACAGGGAGAATCTAAGTATAGCTATAGGTTCTCAATCAAGGAAAAGCTGTCTCAAAAGAAGCCTCTAGAATCCTATGATGCAAACGCTAAAGAAGGGAAGATAGGATTTGATCTTAAACCCCAGCTTCCCTTCGGAGTGTATCTTTATGCTATAGAACTGATTAGCATAGTCAATGGTAAGAAGATAGACGAGCTAGCTTATGGTTTTATTGAGATTATTCCTGACATCATTGAATCTAATCATCGATAAAGGCTCCATAGCATACAACTCTATGTCACATTGCAACGCGACAGATTGACCCTCCTCTATTATTCCCTTCTCAATGATTGATTTTATGATGCTGCTATCATCGGCGCCCAGAAACGAAAATACGACGTCTTCAGCATTTTTCGTATAATTCGCGACATCTTTCTTTTTTAGTTTCAAATACTTAGAACTCTTCGTCAGCCATCGGTCGTAGGCGACATAATGTACGGTTGTATAGTAATAAAGCGGATGGTCTGCTAGATAGTTCTTCAAATGAAGATAGTTCAGAGCAAGATACTCTTGAACTTTATTCTTAGCAGATCTATAGTTCCCTGAATAGACTAGTCTTCGTCCGTGCTTAGACGGAATCAGTAGATTATTTACGCTGCCCTTTAGTTCGTCTAGCTTAATCAATAAGCTCACTGTCTTGATTGGTTTCATCCTCTTGCAAAAGCTCCTCTACGTTGAATAATCCTGAAAGAAATAAAGCGTTTGCAATAGTTTGAATGGAGATGTGCGGAAGTTCCGTCAGACACTCCTGATCGAGAGCCTCCACGATTTCATGCATGAGAGTTTTCCTCTTCTTGTTTTCAGGTATGTCTCGGTTGATGTAAATCGTTTGAGTCAGTGCATCGCAGAGCCCCGAGAAGTTCTGCAAGTTCTCGCCAAAAAGATTTTTCACATCGTCGAGATGTGAAGTTCCTTCATAAGTCTTGAAAAGCTCGCCAACAGAGATCTGCTTTACTTCGTAAGTAATACCCATGATCGGAACTGTTTTCATGATTGACTCTCCCTGAACGATTTGATAAAACTATTCTATAACATTAGCGAAAGATTGTAAACACAAAAAAGAGACGGCATTTTCACACCGTCTCCTCTTTGTGAAATCTCGTTACTTCTTTGTACGACCGTTACGAACCTCAAGGATGTTCTTCTTCTCGGAACGAACTACATCCGCAATAGCCTTGAGCTTCTTGCGAAGTCTTCCACCCGCTGAGTTGACTTCCTTGTCGTAGAACTTGGGAACATCTTCATTCAGTGCTTCTTGCGCGATCCTAATGATTTCTTCGTATGCTTCTTTGCCCATACTTTCCTCCTGTGATTAATCTTCCTTTAAGAAGATTTGAATAACCGACGATGGCGTTGCAATAACATCTTTGAACTTGTAATCGACTAACCCGATACTATACAGCACTGCAAAAGCACGATACGCCGAACTTCGCGTCAAAGACTCATCTGCGATTGTTTCGAATAGTCTTTCTACTTCTCTAAGCAAAATGGGTCTATCTGCGATTCGGAGAACCTGATAGAGAGTTGTCGTAGGTCCCTTTACATCGAAAATAAGATTTTCATCTTTATCGCATGACATTTTTAGAAAATCACTGAACGAACCTTCGCCGTCTCTAATGAAAGCCATAAAATCTGACATGATTGCATCTTCATTTGTTTTGAAATGAGAAATCATGCTCTTTCTAAATGCTTCAAACCTTTTAGATGCTTTCTTTTTTCCTCGCACAGACACCTCCTAGAAATGCTCGAATGCAAATGTTGGTTGAATGTATTCAGAAACTAGTCGTTTCTTCGATTCTGCAATAAGTTTTTCAATGGCCGAGAACTTCTTTTCAAGCGATCCTCTGCCTTTAGTGGTCTTTTTGGTAATCACAACTTCGCCACTTATATCTTCTAGTTTCGGGAAACCAAGCTCTTGTCTTATTTTGTTAGGTGTAATGTCGGTATTATAATAATTCGACGAAAATCTGTCCATTGAGATAGTAGCTGTTGTAAATGAATTGGATGATAAAGTAGAATCAGGATCGATCCAGCATGTGTTTCTAGCGACCATAGGTTTATCCTTTACAAAGTCTTCTATTTGACGCCTAAGAGTTTTTGAAAGATGATTGATTGCCATTACAAATCGTGTGTTTATAAAATGGCTATCCAGCGACATTGAAAATCGAAATTCGTTTTCGAATTCAACACGAGAAACATGTTCTGAACACTGTAGAAACTCTTTAGTGGGAAGATGAACTACTTCTATTCCAAAACGAAATCCATAGTCGTAGTCATCATGATCTACAACAACTCGAGTTATCCTGAATCCGTACATTTGAAACACATCTTCTAGCTCTTTTTCTACTGAAATCTGAAGACACTGTTTCAGGATGTGACGAGGATCGTTTGAGGACGTATCGATCTTTTCTCCAAGAAATGTTGTTATCTTGGGATAATCATGAGCCATTACTTACTCGATTTAGATGGAATGTTTCCTACAGTGACAGTAGGAAGTCTCTTCATGATTTCGAGCATGGTGTCTTTCAGGTCAGCCATGTGAGCATTGAGAAGCTTCTGGTTCTCGGCATCTCTCTTTTCAATGAGATCGCGAACTTGTTCATTGTACTTCTTAGAAAGCTCGTTTTCCTTTTCTTTAACCTGAACATCGACCATTCTCTTCTCATGTTCGCGAAGCTGTTCCGCCTTCTCTTTGTCGAGAGCGATAAGGTGATTGATGTCGATCTTCTCACGATTGAACTGAGCATCCATTTCCTTACGCTTGAGCTCATTTTCAGTCTGAATCTTCTTTAGATCGATTTCAAGATCGCGCTTCTCTTCCTTGAGCTGATCAATGATTTCCTGTAGATTTGAGATTTTATCCTGGAGGGATTCTTGGCGTTCTTCTTCGTCGCCGATTGAAGAGTCTAGATGATTGATAACACGTTCGAGTTTAGTTCCAAGTTCTTTGTTAATCCACATAAATGCATCCTCCTAAGGGATATTAGTTACATTATACCACATGCAGAACGTTTTATACTGTGTCCGGAGAGAGATTCGAACTCTCACTTTCTGCGTTCTAAGCGCAGTGACTCTGCCGTTGGCCTACCCGGACGTGGTGTTCCTGGTCAGATTCGAACCGACACTTTTCCGCTCTTGAGGCGGATGACTCTACCAATTGGCCTACAGGAACATGCCTCGCTGGCAGGATTCGAACCTGCAGTTTCAGTTTCCATTACGATTCCGACGCTTAGAAGGCGTGGTCGTCTACAGCGAGATTAAACTAATGCGAAAGTTCTATTTATTTTCGTTTCTTAAATCTATTCTCTTCTATTCTCTTTTTAAAAGCTTCTGCTTTTATCTTGCGTTCTTCTTTTTCTCTAGAAGCTTTGAGAATCTTCACTTCTTTTTCAGCATTTTCATTTTCTAAACGTAAGCGTTCTTGATACTGAGATTCTTGATCGGCTCTCAACTGACGAGCGAACTCAAGTTCTCTTTCGCGTCGAAGCTTTTCTTTTCGCTCGATTTGCTCGTTTTCTTTTATGATGTTTCTATTGATTGTGTCGAGCTCTACTTCTAGAATCTCTTTTGCATTTTTGGCGCGAACAAGAGCTTCTATGCTTGACTTTAACCAATTTTCCCATCCTTCTTGGAGAGATGCATCATCTTTAATCGAAATCAAATAATCTTTTAACTCGCGTTCTTTTTTAGAGATTCCACGTTCTAAGATTTTTAGTTCCGACTGTCGATTGTATTTTCTCTCAAGAGATTCTCTCATTGATTATTTACGGAGATCTGATTCTCCACCCTTTCCGATTACGTCGCTGTCTGCAACTTTAGAAAGATCATCTGAGAGTCTCCCAGCGCCGACAGGAATGTTCATCGCCCGACTTCTATTGAGATACTCTTTTTCTTGCTGTTTCAAGCCCTGAATGAGCTCCTGTATTGACTTACTCACGTCGTTTTTCCCTTCGTACTTCATTATCACTACCTTCTTCTACTTCAAACCCTTGAAGTCTTGAATTGCACCCGTACGCGTCATTGTATTCATACTCTGATGCTGCTACGGGATCCGCGATTGCTGTGTTATACTTACAAACCTTGCCACAACCCATGCAACCTGGAAGATAAACCAAGCTAACCTGATTCTTGTGCTTCAACACTTGTCCCATGCAAATCTCCTTTATTACTTCTTGATTTTATCTATTACTTTTTCTACAAGGTCTTTCGCTTCTTCTAGCTTTTCTTTTCCTTCTTGAATGAGCGGCTCTGTCTTGTTGGCATTTCTACGCATGTAGAGAATACCCCATACAAAGCAAGCCGCTAAGAGAATGATTCCAAAAATAACCCATTTCATAAAACACCTCTAAGAGAAGTATTTTTGCAATTTTATGAGCCCACTCCCGGAATCGAACCGAGATCAACTGATTACAGGTCAGTCGCACTACCATTGTGCTAAGCAGGCATGTACTACTAAATTACGAAGATTTGCGCGGTTTTTATGAAAAGCTGGAAACTCTTGATTTCTATGTAGCCCAAGGGTTTTACGGTGTTTACCCACCAACCAGCTACCATCAAAAACATTATACCATAACAGAAGATGATTGTACAATGTTATGAGCAACCAGTGAGAATCGAACTCACGTAAGACTGTTTTGCAGACAGCCGGCTAAGCCATTCACCCATGGTTGCATGAGCCAGATCCGGGAATCGAACCCGAATTTTCTCCTTACCAAAGAGACGGTCTACCATTGAACTAATCCGGCATGCGCCCTTGAGAGGATTCGAACCTCCAATGAATGGTTCGTAGCCATTTAGTTTATCCATTAGCTTACAAGGGCATGCGGAAGGTAGAGGATTCGAACCTCTGCAGGTGTTACCCTGGCCAGAGTTTAGCAAACTCGCACCATTCCAGACTCGGTCAACCTTCCATTGATAGACTGAGCTAGTCTATAATTTATTTATAATTTACTTTAATTCAATCGTCTTGGTTTTTGAAGCCATGTTTCTGTTCATTGTCACTTTGACAATTCCGTCTTCAAAAGAAGCAGAAATAGTATTCTCATCAACATCGTTCGGCAGCATATATTTTACAGAAAAGTCTCTATAAGCAATTTGCTTAGAAATCCAACGACGGTTTTCTTCTGATTTCTCTTCTTTCTTACCTGATACTGTTAGAACATTATCATTTACAAAAATTTCAATGTCTTCTTTTGAATATCCTGCAAGAGCAAATTCAAATTCCAACTTTCCATCTTTCGTAGTTGAGATATTTGTGAACGGATATTTGTCCAAGTGAAATATAGATCTAGAAAAATTGAAGAAGTTGTCAAAGAAGTCATCATCAATAAATTTCTCAACAAGATCATTAGCCTTTACTAGTTGAACCATAATAGCATTCTCCTTTCAATGAGACCCGAAGCATCTCGTTAGACTAGCTCAGTCTGCGGTAGGAGTGAGACTCGAACTCACAAAGCTTTTACGCCTACTAGCTTTCGAAACTAGCCCCTCATCCAGCCGGATCCCTACCATTATGGTGCTATTCCGTCTTCCCATTCTTCTAAGCTCTTGAGCGAGTCGAACATTGTTTTTCCAATAAGAAAAAAGAGGACTTGTTCTAAATACCACTGCTTATGATGTCCTTCATCGTTTACTAAACCTCTAACTAAAAGATCGGTCAGATGTTCTTGCTCATACTCTTCAATGCGCATGCTATTTTCTCCTTTTTATGCGGTAAGTGTAGGATTCGAACCTACGTAACCCGAAGGTGTACACGACCTTTCCAGGATCGCCTCTTACCAGACTAGAGTAACTTACCAAATGCGGAAGGAGAGGGACTCGAACCCCCAAGCCTGTCACAGCCAGCCGCTTTCAAGGCGGTGTCCTCATCCAGCCGGATTCCTTCCATGTGACAGATAACAGCTTTTAGAGTGCTATTTACTGTCGTATTTCATCTCGCCCTGATAACCCCTTGAAAGGGTTAAAGCACCTGCTTTTTAACTAGAAACAGGAAACTAAGACCACATCTTGAATCTCTTGCAAACTTCTCTGTCTTCACCTGATAATGGTTCTGTCGCGATTGACGTATAACCCATATCATAATCGGGTTCGTAAAACATATATGTTTTTAAACCATGACTCTTTAAATATTCATTCGTTTTTACAAGATGTTCTTCGTTCTTGACTTCAAAGAGCACGATACTGTTAATACTCTTAGGTTTATCAGACTGCAAACACGCATGGGCTGTTTGAATGATCTGAGCATGCAGTGGAATATCCTTACGGATAAAACAGTAGGTGTATTCCATTACTTTAACCTTGCGTCTGTTTTTATTTGTTCCCATGCTATTTTTATTTCCTTTGAAGCTACAAGCTCGCCAAAAGGTTCGAGCAATTCGCACTCATAAGATTTATATCCTATTTTCCATGATGCGTCCTTCAAACATTGCCACGGATTTGCGCCATTATCGATTTTAATCTGTTTCGTGACAGGAGAAAATCCTCTATCGAATGGCTTTGATCTCAAAATGTTGTACAACATCATGTGAGACGAAGTAGGTTTTCCGCCATTCTTTAAATAGTTCTTCCAGCTTTCAATGATCTTTAAATAATCTTCTTTATTCTCAATAAAATAACTCATTTTATTCTCCTTATTCTAGAGGTTAGCAACCAATCCTTTAGCAATAAAGAGAATTTTATGGCGGTCTAATCTATGAAAAGCCCTAGATCTTGTATTCCATGTTTATTGCTCCTTTGATTTATGATAATCTCAATGTCATACTTTCGTGAAAGTTCTCTTAAATCTTCAAATATTTTTTTATCTTTCTCATATCGATTGTAGTTATAATCTAGCCCTAATATTGTAGGATCGTAATCAATATAATCAATAAACTTCATGCTATCTCCTTAAAATTGGTGCCCATGGTGAGATTCGAACCCACTCAAAATCGTTTTAGAGACAATCGCTCTACCACTGAGCTACATGGGCATGCTGGCGGACTAGGATTCGAACCTAGAATAGCTGAGTCAGAGTCAGCTGTGATGCCGTTTCACTATTCGCCAATCTGTTGAGATACCAGGATTCGAACCTGGATTAGAAGAGTCAAAGTCTTCTGACCTGCCGTTGGTCGATATCTCAATAATGGCGGTTTTTAATCAGGATCCGCCAACCTGTAAGACAGCGGTTTACCAAACAAGTACTATATTAACAAAAAATGAGTCGATTGTACATCGATTTAATCGCTATTTGTCAAAGAAGATCCAGCAACAACAATCCCGTTTATTCCTGATCCTTGAACGAGATCTCCCAGTAGTGCTATCTTCTTGCCCTCAACGTTTGTAAGTATTGAAGAAGCCATTAGAATCCCAGTATGACCACAACTAGAAGGACATGGCGTCCCTATGACTGCCGCCAGTCTTCCTTCATCAAACACTAGAGTCTGAGGAGGATTTCCAACTACTCCCGAAACAGGTCTAGGAGGGCCCTGATGATTTGAACATGTACCTACCCAAGAATCTCCTATTCTGACAATAGGTTTAGGCATTATAGAATACTTCCGTTGATGTCATCCCAACCAAAATAATCCATTACTTCCTGACCACCATGAGCTAACATCCAGTCTTTAGGCTTATTTGTTACTGTAACTTCATTGCCAGCAGTGATGTAGTTCATGATCTTTATTCCAGCTTGATAACGAGGGACAGTAGGATGACCATTATTGAATCCGCCGCCGGCATTTATGAAATCATGAAGACGGTCTAGCAAACCTCTTCCTTCCCAATGAGCGCCGCTACCCTGATGATAATGAATACAAAACTTATCTTCATCATGAAGAGAGGTTGTGTCGACGATGCTCAAGATTTCATCTGCATCTTCTGTTCCCATGAGATATGACGTCGTATTTGAATAGCGCTGAGAATAATACGGATAACGATTAGAAAAAGCAGTTACCATCATGTCAATTTCAGGAGCAGCAACATCAGGAGCGTTCTTTTTTACAATCGTTGTTCCAGAAAACTGGAAAAATGGATCAGATGTCGTTCCATTTCCTGGCCATGTGTATCTCCAGGCGGTCGAGATAGACCGTAAATCGCCTAAGCTGATGTCATCACCCGTTGTCAACGGCATAATAAACCATGGAACATCTGGAAGTCCTGCAGAAGCAGGAAAAGTCATACAATGCCTATAAAGAACCGCCAGAGTTAGAAATCCAAAGTTCCTAGACCATCTGTATCGTAGGCCGGCATTTTGCCATAGATTCTGCCATGTTTTATACGTTTCTTCTGCTGTCGTAACTTGATCTAGTTCTGTATCGACTAAAGTGTGCGCTGTGGTTTTCTGACCAGAAGTCCACGATTGAGCTTCTATTTGGGCGTCCCAATAAGCCTGTATAGTTGATTTCATTGTAGAGAAGTCTTTTAGGTAGGGCATGTTTTTACCTCCATTGGCTTACCTCAGTACCGCCCTGAGCAAACCGCAGTTATGAGCCGCAGCTGTGCACTTGCACGTAAGCCGTATTAGCGGGCCACAGAGTTGAACTGTGCTATTCCAACTTATGAGGATGGCATCTGCTCTCCGGCCGATTCACCCGCTATAAACTATTACCAACGCTTAATGTGCGCTTTGTCCATCATAGACATCGCCACGTTGTCATTTCCATTTACTGCTTTATGTGTAAACAGATTGATAAACGATTCGCCAAGATGACAGTCATTGCAGTTTCTATCAACCATCATTACAACCTTGATGTGCTGCTTTGATTTTGCAAGTTCGTTATTTGCGATTCGACCATCATCAATAAAACGAACAACAACGTTCAACATGAAACCCAATGCAAATCCAATCATAATGAGTGGAATCTTATCTTTATTCAACATGCTACATCCTCCCGAGGACGTTTTTTAGTTTTCCAGAATAGATGTCTCTATACTCTGGAGTAAAAGAATGATACGACGCGATGTTTTTTGAATACCTTTTATTTATGTTGATAATCTTACACGCAACTTCGACATTCTTGTACACACTAAATAAATCTTGTTTGTTTTTAGTAAATCTATTTTTCCATGTCGGCCAGTTGATTTGCATCAAACCAACATCGTCGCATTGCTTATTATGAGCTTTAGGGTCGAACCTTGATTCGACATAAGCGATTGCAACAAGCTTTTCTGGTTGAATCTTGTAATACCTTGCATTTTCTGCAATAGCAAGAGCAATCTTTTTCTTAGTCGTCGGATTTACTCTTGCGCCAGTGCTGTCTATCATTTCTTCTACTGCGAGAACCTCCGGGTGATTCAACGGACTCCCAAGCGAGAACGATTTGTCCTCTTTCATGATAAACATGTATGTGAGTAAACCGATACATGCTATAATCACTAGTTTTCTCATTTCGGTGGGTTCCTCCCATCGTTTACTTTTCATTCTCCTCTCATAGTATCATAAATCAATAAGATTGTAAACCAAAATGAGCGGGTAGAGGGAATCGAACCCTCATCCATTGGTTGGAAGCCAATGATAATAAGCCATTATACGATACCCGCGTTTAAATCCTCTAATGTCGATTTTATTCCATTGGGCGTTCTATAGAACAGCGAGAACTTCAAATCTCTAGCCATTGGAAAAACTTCGTACAGTTGTTTTGCAGCATCCTCTGGATTAAGAATGGGTTCCCATTTGGTATTTCTTGCACCTGGGCGTCTGAATCGACCTGACAGAAGAAGCCTGAAAAACAATACATCACAAACTGTGCCTTCAAGAAACGGAGTCCACCGAGAAAATCCTGCAACCCATTTAAGAGGCGACATGTCATTCAAAAACGATTCAGCAGTTTTTCTATTCAAAAAATCACAGGTGCCAAAATATAATCCATCGAAATTCGATGTGTTTATCAGGATGTTCTTTAGCTTCACACGACTTATGTCTTTTAAGGCTTGTATTCTATCTTGCTGACCATGCACTGCGAAGTATCCTATTTTTAGTCGACCATCTGCGCCCTGATCAATCCCATAGTTCAATGTCGCAGCTAATCCATCTGCTGTTCCAAAAACATAGTACGAAAACAGCGGATCATGCCCAGACTCAACTCTATCTAGCTCTATCTTTAGTTCATCAAAAAATGGTTTTACAGACTCCCAATGCCACTTATCCCACTGAGCCTCGTAGATTTTAATGATGTATTTTTTATCGGTTCTATCTTTCATAACGACATGGCATAACTATTGCATGCTATTCTGGCAGCTTCTTCTGTGTCATAAGGACCATAGACGTTTGACCATGTTTCATCATAAAAATACCATTTATTGTCTCTAACATCAAAGAAAACAGGATCCTTGTACATCGAAATCGTCTCCTTTGTAACGTTCGACTGTGAGAGGAGATCGGAAGAGCGTCGTGTAG